GGAGGCCCACCGCGTAGGTGACCCCATCTATCCCGACATCGCCCCGCCCGGGATGCACGACGGCATCCAGTTCGGCCCTTACGGCGAACTCGCTGGGTACTCGGTCTACCGTTCCGACGGCTCGTCCCGCTACGTCATCTCCAACGCGGTGATGCACATCGTCGACCAGGAGTGGGCCAGCGGTGCCCGTGGCGTGCCCGTCCTCCAGAGCGCCGTCAACTCGGTGCAGGATGACATGGACGTGCGTCAGCTCGAAGTCCTCGCCATGCGAGACCACGGCGACGTCACCCGCGTCCTCAAGAAGACCGGCGGCTTCATGCCGACCGACATGGCTGCCGAGATGGGTCAATCCACCCCCAGCACGCAGGGCCAACAGTACGCGTCTATGGGTGGCAAAATCCTCGCCCTTGAACCCGGCGAAGACCTCCAACTCCTCACCTCCAACCGTGGCTCCCAAGCCATCGGCTTCCTGCAGGAACTCGAGCGGGATATCGTCCGCGTCCTGCCTTACGAGTTCGTGTCCGACCCTTCCAAGATTGGCGGGGCATCGGTCCGTCTCGTCACCGCCAAGGCTGGCCGCGTCTTCGGCAAGTACCAGAACGTGGTGATCACGACCCTTTGCCACCCGACGTGGGGCTACGTTATCGGGCAGGCCATCGCCAACGGCGAACTTCCCGACGACCCTTCTTGGAACGAGGTCTCTTGGACGACCCCGAAGAGCGTCACCGTGGACGGTGGCCGTGACTCCGCCAACGACCGCGACGACCTCCGCATCGGTCTCTTGTCCTTCTCGGAAATCTACAATCAGCGGGGCATGAACTTCGAGGAGGAAGCCGAAATCAAGGCTCAGAACGTCCGCTACCTCTTGGACCTTTCCAAGACCTACGGCGTGCCTTTCGAGACCCTGTCGAACCTCCTCATCAACACGGCCCCCGGCACGGTCGCCCAGACCTCGACCGAACCCCAGCCCAGCGCCGAAACCGAAACCTCTTCCTAAAATGCGTTTCCTCCTCAACGGCCTGAACGGCCGCGAAGCCCTCCTCATCGACCCGGCCAAGGCCAACGACCACCGCATCCTCGCGGAGAAGTTCGGCTTCACGGATATGCTCGCCCAGCTCTTCGGCGAAGTCCCGAAGGCCTACATCGCCGAGGACGGCACGGGCGTCATCCCCATCGTCGGCCCCATCGGCAAAGGCCTCGCCCCCATCGAACGCATGACGGGCGCCGTGGACGTGAACGACATCGCCGAGACCATCGACGACTACGCCACGAACCCGCAAGTGACCCGCATCGCCTTCCAAGTCGCCTCCCCTGGCGGCACGGTCACGGGCGTCGAGGAACTCGCCAACAAGGTCCGCAACATCAGCAAACCGACGATGGCCTACACGGACTCCGAGATGGCGTCCGCCGCCTACTGGATCGCAAGCGCTGCCGATAAGGTGGTCGCCTCCCCCTCCTCGACCGTCGGCTCCATCGGCGTCTACATGACCGTCGCCGACATGACCGAGATGGCGAAGGCCCAAGGCATCAAGATGGTCGTAATCAAGTCGGGCAAGTTCAAGGGTGCCGGCATCCCGGGCACGTCCCTTTCCGAGGAGCAAATCGCCAACCTCCAAGACAGCGTCGACGCCATTCACGCCGACTTCAAGGCCGCCGTCGTCCAGACCCGCAAGCTCGTCAAGCCCGAGGACATGGAAGGCCAAGTCTTCTCCGGCAAGCAGGCCGCCCAGCGTGGTCTCGTCACGGGCCTCGCGGACTCCTTCAACGAAGCGGTCGCCATGTGGGCCGAGAACAGCATCGCCCCTGCCCCTGCGGTCCCCGCCAAGAAGAAATAACCGATGCCCGTCGCCGTCCCCGACTACGTCAGCCAAGCCGCCGCCCGTGGCCTTGAGTGGCACAAGGAAGGCAAGTCGGGCGATGGCGTGACCGACCAGACCCTCGCGGAAGCCCGCGACATGGTGCGGGGCTCGGTCTCGGAGGACAAGGTCCGCCGCATGGGTCCGTGGTTCCGCCGTCACCGTGCGGACATGAGCGCCCCCAAGAACGACCCCGACAACAAGGCATTCCCTGGAGCGGGTGCCGTGGCTTGGGCTCTCTGGGGTGGTCCGACCTCCGGCGACATCATGCGGACCGCCGAATGGGCGGAGGCCAAGGTCGCCCAGCTCGACCGCGAAGCCAAGGCCATCGCCGGCGAACCCAAAGCCCAAGAACCCTCTATGCCCAAAATCATCATCACCGACATCGACGGCACCATCCTTGACCAAGGGCAATCCGTCCAGCGCGTCGTCGATTACATCAAGGCCGAAGGCTACCCCGTGGCCATCCTGACGAACCGCCCCGAGTCGGAACGCGAGAAGACGGTGGAAGACCTCAAGGCCACGGGCCTCGACTACTTCCGCCTGATCATGAACGCCGGCGAAGCCCCCGCCCCCGAACATAAGGCCAAGGAAGTCCGTGCCATGCTCGACGAAGGTTTCGACCCCGATGTCTTCATCGACGATGAACCCGCCAACCGCGACGCCGTCTCGGCCCTCGGCGTGGAAGTCGCCGACCCTGCCGACTTGAGCCCCGAAACCGAGGAAGCCGAAGAGGACGACGACGAGGAAAACCCGATGTATGACTTGGCCGCCAAGGCCTCGGTTTATTCCAAAGCGGGCATTACCAAGATGACCATCGAAGACAAACTCGCCACCGCCGAGATGCTCGCCCAGGCGCTCACCTCCGAACGCGATGACCTCCGTGCCACCGTCGAGAAGCTCACCGTCGGCGCCGCTGACGAACTGACCGCCGTGAAGGCCGACCTCGTCACGAAGGAAGCCGCCCTCGCCGACCTCGGTGCCGCCCTCGAAGCCGCCAAGGCCGAGCGTGACGCCTTCGCCGTCAAGATCGCGGAACTCGAAGCGACCAAGGTCTCTGCCTCCAAGGAAGCCGCCAAGATTGCCGCCTCCGTGGGCGTTGACCCGACCGCCATCATCCCGGGCTCCGACAACGTCGCCGCCAAGGCCGATGTCCTCGCGACCTACAACTCCATGACGGACCCCGTCGCTAAGGCCGAGTTCTTCAAGAAGAACGCGCAGGCCATCTACGCGTCCATCAAGGTCTAATTTTCCCTCACCCTAATCTCACCAAATAATATAATAAAATGAGCAATTCGATTGCAAGCGCGCCCAATGTCCTCGCACAAGGCGTCATCTCCGCCCTCGCGAACAAGCTGCCCGTCCTGAACGGCTTCTCGTCCGTCTTCACCTCCTCCATCGCTGGCGCCGGCAAGACCATCCAGGTTCCCCTGATCGGCACCTCGACCGCCACCGAGTTCAGCACCGGCGGCTACCTCACGCAGGACGACGCCACGGTCACCTCGACCTCCGTCACCCTGAAGCACTTCAAGGTCTCCAGCCGCTTCTCCCCGCTGGACGTCCGCGAGTACGGCATGGGCTTCTTCGCGAATAACTTCGTCGAGACCGCCGCCATCGCCCTCTCCCAGAAGTGCATGACGGAAATCAACTCCCTCATCACCGCCGCGAACTACAGCTCCGGCACGAACGTCGGCGCGAACATCTCGTACGCCGAAGTCGTGGCCGCCCAGAAGACCCTCGACGACGCCAAGGCCCCCGACAAGCGTGCGCTCGTCCTCGGCAACGGCTACCTCGCCGACCTCCGCAGCGACTCGTCCATCATCGCCGCCTTCCAGCTCGGTGCGAACGTCATCTCGACCGGCTCCCTCGGCTCCATCGCTGGCGCTCAGGTCTACCAGTTCTCGAACCTCGCCGCCAACAGCGAGTCCCTCGCGGGCTTCATCTGCGGCGCTGACGCCATCGCCGTCGCCACCGCCCTCCCGTTCAACGAAATCCCGGGTGCTGAAGTGTCCCAGGCCACCGACCCGGCGACGGGTCTCTCGGTCCAGGTCATGATCATCCAGGAGCAGAGCGGCTACCTCAACGTCACCGCCACGCTCCTCTTCGGTTGCGCTGTCGGTCGTGCGACCTCCCTCCGCCGCCTGACCACGGCCTAAACCGTGGCGGTCGTTAGACCGCTTGACGAGACCCCCTTGGGCAACCTTGGGGGTCTTTTGTTTTTCTACCAAATCGGGCAAAGGTGATGAGCCTCTACGGAAACGAGTTTTTGGACGACGCGAAGGAGATGATTGCCGACTTCGGCGTGGCTGGTTCCGCCAACTCGGGGGCCATCACCTTCCAATGCCTCATCTCCGACCCCGCCGTCCAGACCGTCCTTGAGGCAGGGGGGTATATGGAGCGGACCCAGTACACGGTAAGGGTGCCCGCCGTAACGGCCTCCTGGAGCCTCCCAGACGGGTCTAATGGGGCATCGGCTGCCCTACTCTCGGGTGGGGTGCCCATCGCCTCCTTGGGCCAAGGGAAGAAAATCGTGGCCGGCGGGAAGACGGTCCGCATCACGACCCAGACCTACAAGCCCGCGTCGGCTTGGATCACGCTCGTCGTCATCGACGACAACCAGTAAAGTGGTCAAGGTATCCCTAACGCCCGCCAGTCAGCAGGCCTTCGTGGACGCCATCCAGAAGTTCGCCGCCGCCTCCAAGCAGACCATCCGCGACGCCACCTTGGAACAGGCCGCCCTCGCCTGCCAAGACGCCGCCACCTTCACCCCTCCCCTGACCAAGGGCGGAGGCAACGGCCTATCCAACGCCGCCAAGAAGGCCGGGGAGCGGGCCGTGGACCGAGACGTGGGCAAGGTCGTCACCCCTTTGACTGGCGGAGGTGCAGGGACGCAGGCCACTCGCGTCATCAAGCGCCTTGGCTCCTTGGCCTTGAACGATAACCAAGGCCTTTTCTGGAAGGTGGCTTCAAGTCAATCGACCATCATCTCGGCGAACTCCTTCGTGGCCCGTATGCTCTCCCCGCAGTACAAGGGGTTCGGAACGCCCGAAGGCTTCAAGAAGGCCAAGAACTATTTCAACCGCATCGGCAACCGCGTGGCCGCCCAGTCGCTCAGCTCGGACGGGGCTTTCCTCCAAGGCACGACCGCCATCGACGCGGTCTACAAGCCCATCTATCGGCGCAACAACGGACGACTCTGGAAGAACGGACGCAACGTCAGCGGGGTGAAGTCCTTCGACAAGCGGGTCGTCGAGCAGAAGGCCGACCTCGATGCCTACATCGCCCAACGCCAGGAGACGGTCGGTGCCATCAAGTCGGGCTGGTACAAAGCCCTGATGTCCCTCCCCCGCCCCGTCATCAACGGCGTGGAGAAGAACGCTGGCTCAAAACTCCGTGCCGCTGGCTGGATCACGAAGCACAGCAAAGTCCCGGGCAACAGCGCATCGACCTTCACCGACAAGCTCGCCGAGGTCACCATCCGCAATCTGATGGGCAACATCTACGGCATCGCCGACCAAGCGGACACCCTCGGCCTCGTCTACGGCAACCGCGTCAAACAGATGCCCGCCAAAATCCAGCGCCTAATCGCCGCTGACGTCGCCAAGTTTAACCGCAAATAACCAACCTTTATGGGCACCAAATCCATCCGCCACATCGTAGAGTCCACCCTTGCGACCTACCTCTCGACCCAGACGGGGCTGACCTCGGTCACCTTCCTCACGGGCGACAGCGCCGTCACCCAGACCCAACCCAAGGCCGTCGTCCTCTGCGACTCCGCCCGCCCGCCGGCAAGCCTCCAAGAGGGGGAGGGTAACTATGACTGCTCCGTCCGCATCACCCTTTTCTCCAACGCCGACGACACGACCCTCGCCGACCACCGTGCCCGCTGCGCCGCCTTGGTCGGGAATATGCGTGACTTGACCAGCATCAAGGCCGCCTTCGTCTCCGGCGGGGACGCGACCTGTTACGACGTCAGCATCCTCTCCGAGGACGAGGGCATCGACGAACGCTCCTGGGCGACCTCCTTCGCCTTCTCGGTCTGGACCTGTCTGGCCCCGTAATTATTCCAAAACGGGCAAAGACAAATGGCCGCCGTATCTACTGGAACCACCTGCCTCTTCGGTATTGGCGGGACTGTCTCGAACCTCTTCGTCCAGTCCTACACGGTTAACGCGACCTTCAACCTATCCGGCACGGTCGCCGACGAAACTGGTCTGACCAAGACGGCCCGCTACGACGACCGCAAGACCGAGATCACGGTGGACGGCATCTGCAAGACCTCCGGGATGCCCGTCATCGGTGCAAGCTTCTCCTTCACGATTA